GAGCTTCGCCATCAGACGTTTGGGGTCTGCGAGCGTCTGGCCGTAAAGGGAGTGCCACTGGTCAATCAACTCTGACAAACGCCGCCGATCTTCCTTCTCCCCCAGCCACGGTTTTTTGTTCACTTCATCCATGGTGAAGTTTTCGAATGCGACAGCCTCGCCTTTTGTCGCAAATTGCTTGCGCACGCGTTTACCATCTCGCCCGTTCGGGTAGCACTCGCATAGCCATTTCCCGTTCGGCTGCTTCCTTATCGTCATATCAAAGGCTCTTAATAATTTTTAAGGCTCTGCCAAGTACCTCAAGGTCATCCAGGCTGCATTCAAATGAGGAGTCATCTTGATGTACCACTAATCTGTTGCCAGGAAGGCGAGTGAGTTTAACGATGCTTTTGATCCCATCGATATCAACCAGCCACATTCCGTTTACTGGCGGCATTTGGCTACGGTCAACCAGGTAAGAGTCACCGTCGGTATTCACCAAAAGCAGATTACTGGATTCTGAAGGAATCAGGCTGCTATCAATAATCGCTTTTCCCGCCTCAACCAAGGAACCACCCATGAGAGTCGCCTTGTCTATTTCAGGAGAAACAAGGTCTGAAAGGTGTTTAACTTTGCCAGAGTTCACGAAATTGATATCTTTTTTTGAGTCAATATTTGAACCTGGTTCACCTTGACCAGTGGTCAGCCAAAGCAATGAAACGCCAGTTTCAAGTGCGCACTGAATTACCCATTCAGCCGGAAAACTATCCCTTAAGTACCTGTTTGCCATGGTACTTTTTGATGCACCCAAATGATCACACAGCTGTTGCCTGGACTTAAAATCGTAGGCAGCTATGAGCCTATGGATGGCCTCTCGCCCCCCAGTATTCTCGCCTGCTTTCACGTGTATCATTTTTCAATCCTATTGACGTATCAAATATTGGATCGTAGTATCTCAATGTATTAATTATTGAATCGAATAAAACAAGATAAAACGACGTAAACCAAACCTTAATCGAGAGATAATGCACTATGAGCACTGATATTTCAATTCGTGTACCAAAAGAGATGGCCACGCCTGCAGAGTTCGCGGAATGGGAAGGTATCTCCCGTGGCTCTGTTTATCAAAAAATCCACCATGGTCAGCTCGCTAAATACATGGTGAAGAAGGATAAAAACAAAGGTCGAGTGTGCCTGCGCTATGCGATGTATAAAACGGATCGTATGCGCGAATCTCTTGGTCATTCCAACTTCCGCGTCATTGTTGGTCTGTAAGTTCAATTATGAGAACTTTCGAAGGGGCTAACATGTTTGATTATAAGATCTCCAAACATCCACACTTTGATGAAGCCTGCCGGGCCTTTGCTCTACGCCACAACATGGCGAAGCTGGCAGAACGTGCAGGTATGAACGTTCAAACCCTGCGTAATAAGCTCAACCCGGAGCAACCGCACCAGCTCACAGCTCCGGACATATGGCTGTTGACCGATCTCACCGAAGACTCAACACTGGTTGATGGATTTCTGGCGCAGATCCATTGCCTGCCATGTGTACCAACCAATGAAGTCGCGCGGGATAAAATGCCGCAGTACGTCCTGAAAGCCACTGCCGAGATCGGCCGTGTTGCTGCGAGTGCGGTTTCAGGTGTTCAGTTAAATGCGACCACCCGCCGTCAGGTTGTCGAAAGCGTCAATTCTGTTACCCGTCTGATGGCACTTACCGCGATTTCTCTGCAGGCTCGTTTACAGGCTAACCCTGCAATGGCAAGTGTCGTCGATACCGTAACGGGCTTTGGCTCCTCGTTTGGGCTGAGTTGAGGTGTTTATGCTGAACAATGAACCCTCATTTGCGTCGCTTCTCGTTAAGCAAAGCCCGGCAATGCACTGCGGCCACGGCTGGATCATGGGGAAAGATGGTAAGCGCTGGCATCCGTGCCGCTCGCAGGATGCGCTTTTGGCCGACCTGTCCACTATCCAACAGGGGAAACCATGGCTATTGAAGGTCCTGCATCGAATGTTCCACTGAGTACCGGTCAGCGCCTGAATGGGCTGAACCACATCGCGGAGCTGCGAGCAAAAGTGTTTGGTCTGAATATTGAGCTCGAACTGGAACGGTTTATTAATGAGATGCGCGATCCCCGCGATATTAATCATAAACAGAACGAGAGGGCACTGGCCGCCATATTCTTCATGGCAAAAATTCCGGCAGAACGTCACAGCGTCAATATTAATGAGCTGACCACTGACGAAACGCGGGAGTTGATTAAAGCAATGAATCATTTTCGTGCAGTGGTGAGCTTATTTCCCAAACGGCTAACCATGCCGAATTAACCCAAAACCGAAATTAATGGCGTAAACCCGCCGGGCATTCTTTTGCCAAAATTCAGGAGAAATGATTATGCGAAATAGTGAAACCCGCACCACCAAAACCGGACCGGATGATGCCGGTTTGTTCCAGTTGTTTAACGAGACCCGTCTGGATGAGCGTAAAAGCTGTGCCTTTGCCGTATCCATCCGCATGGAGGCACTGGCGCTTCACATCCTACAGAAGGAAATGAACGGAGTGGAGGCGGCAGAACTACTGCGCCGTGAAGTCGCCCGTTATGAAGCTGAATCACGCGGGGACTGGCACTGATGGCTGATGCTATGGATCTCGTACAGCAGCGCGTTGAAGAAAATCTGCAGCGCCATATTCAGAACGCCCGTGCCAGAAAGCCCGGTACAGCTCGCGTTCTTTGCATCGACTGCTACGCGCCAATCCCCATTGCTCGCAGAGAAGCCATTCCGGGCGTGCAGTGCTGCGTGACGTGCCAGGAAATTTTAGAACTTAAAGGCAGGCACTACAGCGGAGGTGCTGTATGAGCACCATCCTAAAATGGGCAGGTAATAAAACTGCCATCATGCCGGAACTGATCAAGCACCTGCCTGCTGGCCCGCGACTGGTTGAACCTTTTGCGGGCTCCTGTGCTGTCATGATGGCAACTGACTATCCTCTTTATCTTGTCGCGGATATTAATCCTGACCTTATTAATCTCTATCAAGTTATTAAAGATGAGGTAAATAGTTTCATTCATCTGGCTGAGCGTATTTTTTCACAGTTCACAACGGAAGAGGACTATTACAAATGTCGCCAGTTTTTCAACACTGTTCCTTTGGAGCCAATAGATAAGGCTGCTTACTTCCTTTTTCTTAATCGCCATGGTTATCGTGGGCTATGCCGTTATAACCAACGTGGCCTTTTCAATGTCCCGTATGGTAATTACAAAAAACCATATTTTCCCGTAGAAGAAATATACACATTTGCTGAAAAGGCCGCACGTGCCAAATTTATCTGCGCCAGCTATGACGAGACGCTGGAGCTGCTTCAGGCGGGTGATGTGGTTTACTGCGATCCACCCTATGACGGCACATTTAGTGATTATCACACCGCAGGATTTACTGAAACTGATCAGTATCGCCTGGCGTCAATTCTTGAGCTGCATTCATCGGAAGGTCATCCAGTTATCGTCTCAAACAGCGATACGCCACTGACCCGTTCGCTATATCGCAGCTACACCTGTCACCGCATAATTGCAAAACGCAGTATGGGAGTTGCTGCCGGTGAAGGGAAGTCTGCAGAGGAAATCATCGCTGTGTCTAAGGTGGTTTCTAATACGCCTTTGTACGGACATGCAATCTCGTTCAATGAGCGCTTTAGAAAACATGGTTTGCCACGTGTCAAAGTCTGATAGCTACGACATGGCTTTTCCATGGAACGCTAACAAAAAAGCAATTAACCCCTATCTGGACCCGGCGGAAGTTTCGCCGGTGTCTGCGCTTTCAAACCTTATCACTCTCTACGCTGCGGACAACGAGCAGGAACAGTTGCGCCGTGAGGCACTGAGTGATGAGGTATGGGAACGCTATTTCTTCAATGAATCTCGCGATCCTGTTCAGCGTGAAATGGAACAGGACCAGCTCATCAGCCGCGCCAAAATGGCGCGCGAGCAGCAGCGCTTTAATCCCGACTTAGTCATTCTGGCTAACGTCAGCGCCGAACCCGTCCACGTCAGTAAACCTCTGCTGGAAAGGATTAAGTTCTTTCAGGGACTGGGAAGGCCAAAGGCTTATTCCCGCTATCTGCGTGAAACCATCAGGCCGTGTCTTGAGCGACTGAACCGTGTACGTGAAAGTCAGGTGTCTGCCTCGTTCCGGTTTATGGCGAGTCATGAAGGGCTGGAGGGGCTGCTGGTTTTGCCTGAGATGAGTCAGGAGCAGGTCAAGCGGCTGTCCACGCTGGTTTCGGCGCATATGAGTATGTGTCTCGATGCTGCCTGCAGCGATCTGTTTGTGAGTGATGACGTGAAGCCTGAGCAAATCCGCCAGTCATGGGAAAAAGTAGCGGCAGAGGCTATGCGCCTTGATGTCATTCCGCCTGCCTTTGAACAGCTGCGCCGCAAAAAACGCCGCCGCAAGCCCGTGCCCTATGACCTTATTCCGGGTTCACTGGCGCGGATGCTATGTGCCGACTGGTGGTATCGCAAACTGTGGCAGACGCGCTGCGAGTGGCGGGAAGAACAGCTGCGTGCTGTTTGCCTGGTAAACAAGAAAGCGTCCCCGTACGTCAGCTATGAAGCCGTCATCCACAAACGCGAGCAGCGCCGTAAATCGCTGGAGTTTTTCCAGTCGCACGAGCTGGTTAATGCCGACGGTGACACGTTGAATATGGAAGATGTGGTGAATGCAAGTAGTAGTAATCCTGCGCACCGTCGTAATGAAATGATGGCCTGTGTGAAGGGACTGGAGCTGATCGCAGAAATGCGCGGCGACTGCGCCGTGTTTTATACCATCACCTGCCCGTCACGCTTCCACGCCACGCTCAACAACGGCAGGCCCAATCCGAAGTGGACCAGCGAAACGGTCCGACAAAGTAGTGACTATCTGGTTGATACCTTCGCCGCATTCCGCAAGGCCATGCACAAAGCTGGGCTGCGCTGGTATGGCGTGCGCGTTGCTGAGCCGCACCACGACGGCACCGTGCACTGGCATCTGCTGTGCTTCATGCGCAAGAAAGACCGCCGCACGCTAACTGCGCTGCTGCGTAAATTTGCTATCCGTGAGGACCGCGCAGAGCTGGGCAACAATACTGGCCCGCGCTTCAAGTCTGAACTCATCAACCCGCGCAAAGGCACGCCGACCAGCTACATCGCCAAATACATCA